CGGCCCAACGTGTAAAACGTTCGCCTGTTTCTTTTACAGCTTGGATGTGAGGCACGCCACGTACATCGACTGGGTCAAACAAGTTGGCACGAAAGTCAATCAAAGTCATTTTGAGACTGTCAGCTACTTGTTGTGGTATTTCTGATTTACCAATGCCTGGACCACCCCAGATCATTGAGTTGATGCCAGCACGCATATTCTGCTTAATTTCTGACATTAGGTTGGTGGGTTTGATTGAATGCATAATTAATCCTCCATGGTTTCAATCGGTTCTACATTATTTACTATAAGATTCTTGCCTTGTGTGATTTGCCCAATAAAAGCAAGTTTAGCTAGAAGTTTATAGTTCCAATTATCCGAAAATTCAGGTGCTTCAAACTCAATAGTTATTTGCATATCTTCAGAATCTTTATGTGCAAGAGTTGCACGCCATTTAACTAACATTATTTACCTCCTTTAATTAATGTTGGTGTCCAATTGGGGTTGGGTTCTTTGTCCCAAGGTTCAAAAGTTATTTCATCTTCTTCTCTAGGAGTGGTAAACCATACACCGACATGCAGCGGCATGTTTGTATCAGATTCTGCTGATACTCGGTAGAGTTCACATAACTCTTGAATCTTTTCTGTTATCTGATCAAAAGAATTAATAATATTAGAGTGATCAGTAAAACCTAATGAATAACTTGTGTAATCAGGTAATTCGTCAATACTGCGTTTGCGTTCGACTTCGTACTCTTCAACTGATATTTGTACGTGAAATTGAAATACGTCTGACATGCACACCTCCTGTGTGAAAAATTATTAAGGCAGCTTTAGTATCAGATATGCAGTAGGCCTGCGGCTTCTAACTGCTTAGGGTGCACCTGGCCAGTATGGTCGTATCCAGCTGCCTTAAGTTTTAAATGATCAATAATATAATGATACAAACAATAAGCCCTGTGAGGGCAACTCGCATTAGTTCTTCGTGGTTCATGATTCGTCTCCAAAAGCTAAGTTGTAGACTTCTTTAACAAAGTCATAATCAACTTTCTGGGCATCTTCTCTAAGATCACGCATCACACAAACAGTAGCGAATAGTTGATTCTGAGTTAAATGCGGTTTGTTAGAAGCAACAGTTTCGAGGTCAGCTTGGACATCCATAATTACATCTTTTAATCTGCTCATCTAACCCTCCTGTAATCTACAGTTGTTTTTCTACGTTTGTCGCGTGGGTATTCTGTAACTACACGACCATCTTTATACCAAGTCTGTATTCGACCGGGTCTTACTTCTATTGAATATACTTTTTTAGCTAGCTCTTCGCTTTTGATTTCTTCTTTGCGTTTAGCTAACTTTTCGATATGCTCTGGATAAGCCATAAAATACTCCTTTTTTTGTTACCACCAAGGACTATACCAAACTACTTTACCTTGATCCAACCAAGCAAGCGCTCGTTCACAAAATTCTTTATCTGTTTCAAAGTAATATTTAGCACTTTCTTCTTGAGCATCTTGCCCCCAAAAGAAACCATCTTTTGCTTTAGGCAACTGTCCTGAGTGAATTGCTTGTTTAAGATCAATAATATCTTCTCGAGTAAGATACACATCTGAACAATTAAACTCGCAATCCATGACACCTACCGGTGCTTCTTTACCTTGCTTGCTGTAATACAACTGACGCATGTACTCGTTGAGTGACGCGTGTTTACGCCAATCAAACTCTGTAACAGGTTTGTTGTCTTGTTCTTTGTCTAGCCAACCGGCTGCCATATCTAAACCCATAGCACACCTCCAAGTGTTAAAAATTAAGTGGTTCGTTGTGACATAAGGTGAACCAAGCCTGTAATGAAGGAGGCATAACTGGAGATCCCCCTCTGTCGTTTTTCAATATACACAGGTGCTGGGCTTTTCATCCCAGCGTGGTCGTTAAGGAGACACCTTCCATGGTTAACGCTCCACGGACAACGGGCGGTAGAGGAAGCTCAGGAGATAACCGAAAACCTCTACCCCATTATTGTTAAGCTACGCTTGCGACATCCATTGCATTGTTTGCTTGGGTAGTCATGACGCGTGCACTGAACTTAGAAGAGTCTACGATATTTTTGTAATTCCACTCCGCAAGTCTTTGCAATCTTAACTCGACTTGAGTTTTAACTCTGTCGACTTTAATTGACACATCTTTAAGACCAAAGTCATTATCAATGGTAGCTAACGCTTGAGACAACATTCTGGATTTTCTACCGAGCTGAAGCATTTTGTCTTCGCGCTCAATCAACCATTCTGGTATCTCTTTGGTTGGATCTTGTTCAGACATTGATTCTTGATACTCGAATACAATGGAACAAAACTCAGCCCATGTTCTGGTAGCCAACTGTAAAAAGTTGATACCAGTTGTTTGTGGGTCAACTTCAAGTAATGGTCGTTGACCAAGAACGATCTGTTCAACCTGTAGGTCGAAATATTCACGTTCTTTGCTAGCCTTAGCTTCGTCGTCGCCGAAGTGTGGCTCTGTACCGTACTTTTCATTGAACACTTTCATGATACCGCCGATTCTACCAGCGTTGAATGTCGGGTTGCCCTCGAGATCCAACTGATACTTCTTGTAGAAATAGTCAGGTAGAACGATGTCATCTTGCTCGGCTCTGTTTTCAGAACCTACAGGATCACCGTTAGTATCAGGAATGAACGCTGATTCTGGAGTTGATTGCTCTGGGAGCAACTCTCCGTTTTCACCGTTCGCCATATCGATTTCGACCTCAACATCTGCTGGGTCAAATATATCTGCACCTTTACTCATGTTTACCTCCTTGTGGTTTAGAGTGTTGGTTTCTATTTGCAATTACTTGCAATACTTCTGAGTTCTTCAACTCAGGAATATACAAATAACTACTCGCTTCTTGACGAATTGACTCGTCAATGTGTTTTTCTTCCATATATACCTCCTTGTAATAAAAGAAAGAAATTAAAATTCATACCTCAACGCGAGTTTTGGTACACCAGTCATAAGGCCCATCATCATCTTGTGGTAAGCCTTTGTTACGTTTTTCTATAGCGTTGTGTTCAGTCACACAATCAATACATAATGAAACCATCAATCCGCCGTGGCCATCTTCTACTGCAACCGAGCCGTCAGCCAAGATCCAGGTATCTTCATCAATTTGTTCTAATTCAAGAACCGAGCCTTCATATCGAACATCAGGAACATGCTCGTCACATACTGGACAGTGTTCATTCTGTTCGAATGGACTACGAAAAGATGCCATCTTTTGATGTTTAGTTAATTTTTTTAAGTCATTTAAGTTCCAAGTCATAATTTATCTCCATATATATAAAACATCCTAAGACAACGCTCCCCATGGAGCGTTGCAAGCGGATATTTCGCAAGTTAGCTGTAACATCTGAACGTAAGAATGCGGGTTTGCGAGCGATTGTTACACTTGTTACAGCTGATTTTAGGGTACTGTAACAGCCTGAAACCCGCGTGGTTGTACTGTTTGCTTGGATTATGTTACATGTAACAGATGATTTATGTTCTAAGATAAATAACCACGGTCGACGGTCGTTATGGTACAACCTCTATCTGGTCTTGCTGTAACGCTGTAACATTTGGTGTATCAGTACACCGCAAAGTACCATGGCTATCGCACAGGCAAGCGTTACACTTGGTCTGTTACACATGGGCATTTTACGTGTAACACGTGTAACATCATTCCTGGAGCGAGTCGCATGGTTCATACCTGGCGGTTTTTAAAAAAAGCCCCATTGCGGGGCTATGATAGTAGTGATTACTTAGATTGGAAGAAGATAAAGAGTCGGACGACTCCATAGATTTGAACTGCTAACAGAATAGATAACAGTGAGAGGAAGATAGTTCCTGCGGTCTCTAACATCATTCACCTCCTTGTAAAGGAAGTTCAGGTTGATGTGGTCGATCGGACTTGGTGCGTTGGACTTTGTATCCATCTTGAACCATGTCGATTGCTTTATGACCGAGGGCTAGTGCTTTGCCTGTCCCTCTCAGTAGTAATCGCCCACCTTTGTAGGTGAGCGATATGGCGTCTCTAGTAACGCCGACGATAGTAGTTTTAGGATTAGCCATTTGCTGCTGCCTCCTTCTTATCTTCTTGTTGGAAGATGAAGATAGGTTCGACTTTACCGTCAACCACGAGCGGTTGAAAGTTAGGACGAAGCGTGATGCTTGCTCCGCCGTTAGATGCAAAGCCGATGGTTGTCCAACCGGGGTTCATCTGAGCCACTCCGTTCTCATCTACTTTAAGGTTGCCCTCTTCATCCTTAGCGGGGAAGGGACGTTTTACTTTAGCTATATATTTCATGTTTACTCCTGTGTATATATAGTTAGTGTTCCAATGAGCCAGTCTCATTAGAATCAAGAGACTACCTACGACACATGGACCACTGTCCATGTGCGATGACCGACGTTTTTCTGGACAAGGTTCCAAAGCTAAAAAATTAGAAACAAGGTTCCAAAATCGGAAATCGGGGAAGGGGGTGGCCGAATAGGCGGAAGGGGAGACAATGTATGAGCGATATAGTATAGTATTTTCAAAAAAAATTTCTGAGAAAAAATTTCCAGAAAAAATTTATGACAACCAAAGTTTGCGATCGGTGCAAAAAAGAACTGGATCTTTCTAGATTTGTTCAAGAGAAGTTGAAATCTGGAAATGGCACTTACCCACGTAATGTTTGCAAAACATGTACCGTCGACCTTCGACAACGGAGATCGAGCGGGGACCCCAAACGTTTTCTACGACACGTGTTCAACAGTCTAAAAAACAAGCGCAAAGATACTTGCGAATGGGACCTTAGTGTTGAGGATCTTTTTGAATTGTGGGAAGAACAAGAGGGCCGTTGTGCGTTGTCCAATAATATTATGACGTGGAAAAAAGGTGGGGGCTACCATGATTTTAATGCTAGCGTTGACCGAATCCAGCCTGACGGTCCGTATACCAAGATGAATTTACAGCTAGTTTGCTACCGAGTTAACATCATGAAACACGTGCTCGATGATCACGAGCTCTATTGGTGGTGCAAGAATATCGTGACAAATAGAGAGGAATACTAATATAATTCAATTTACATGCGTTTATTAGACGAAGACAGACCTACAGAAATAACCGAACAGGATAGAGCGGAGTTTCAATCCCACCTACCTTATGCCGGATTACACCTAAACGAGCTTTCTGTTCAAGAAGAAAGGTTGGTGTTATTTCATTTACGCGGTATGACAAAAGCAGCCGCTGGGAGAGCTGCGGGTTATAGAGACGTAGACCGTGTTTACTCTTTATTTAAAACAGAAAAATTACAAAAAGCTCTAACCTACTTACGCAATGAAATGCGTGAAGAAGTTAAGTTTGATAAAAACACAGCAACGGGAATGTATTTAGAAGCGCACCGTAAATCGGCGACCGCGACTGAAGAAAAAAATGTTGTCGATTCGTTGTGCAAGCTCCACGGTCTATTTATGCCTGAGAACGCAACGCAAATAAATATTAATGTGGATAAAGTAGAACAGTTGGAAAGATTGTCCGATGCAGAGTTGCTAAGAATTG